CGTTGGAATCGCTTCTATTAGTTTGGCACGTTGACCTATTGAAAGCACTTAAGTCACTTCCTGATTGCGACTATCAAACGGTACATATGGTGTTCTTGGATATCTAACGTCAGGGGCTTGTAGTGTATATCTATTAATAGATGTCATTATTTCTTCCACGTGGTCGTCTACAAGTTTTATGCCAAATTCACAAGATTTTTGAGCTGTGTCCTTTTGATTCATTCTAATATTGAAAAATGTCTCGTTTGCTTTTTGTGTAAGAATATCCAAGGGTATTTCTTTTGTTTTACGTTCCGCTAAAATTCCACCAACGTTATATGCCTTATCAAAGTATTTTTGTAGATAATCGCCTACGATCATACTTTTAATGGTAGATTTTTTTAGAAGTATATCAGGATTTATAGATACGTCATGTAACTTTTTGCCTAATATATCGACAGCATATTCTTTGTCTTTTTCAGTTAGTGTGGAATATATCATGCCGTACGTTTTATTTTTCTGGAATACTGCTAGTAAATCTAAGTCCCACGAAAGTCCGCGAATTGTTTTATTATATTCAATTATCCATTTACCGCCGTTATGACAAGGTGGTCCGGTCCAAGTTGATGTTGTCCAATATTCTTCATCAAAAACGTATTGTCCAAGGTTTGATATTATTTCTTGGGATGGATCGCCTTCATATACAAAAACATTGTTATGGTTTAAATTTATCCATGTCCACCCATTGTCAGTAGAATGCATTACAATAGCGTTATTGCTAGCATCATAACTACAAACAACAACGAGCTTATCTTTTTCGCTAGAACCTGGTCTTAATACATCATATGAATTTATTATTCCATGAGTTTCGTCGGCAAACGGTAAACTAAATCTAGTTTTCCAAGCAAACCCGGTTTTTTTGTCTTCAAAATAATAATTTTCTCCGGAATATGCATAAAGAACATTGTTTGTATCGAGGTCTAAAACCCTTGCCATCAGTGCGGTATCGTCGAGTGTTGTTCCAGACGTGTCAGTCATTTCCAATTGCAATATTCTGGTGTTATAGAATGGACTAAATAAGTTTGAGCCACCCCATCCACCTTTATATGTTGCGAAATGTTGATCCCAGCCCTGAAGATGCGTGAACCACGTTTTGCCATTATCTTCTGAGATAACGAGATAAGGTCCGAATCCAACAAATATTGTTTGGCCAACACCAGTTAATGCCGGATATGCATATGAGTTCCAGGAAAAGTTTTTAGTCGTGGATGGATCGTGATAACCAATCGATGTCCATCCGGTCTTGTTGAGTATTTTTGACCATGTTCTGCCTATATCATATGATCGCCATATAGAAGAACAATCATGAGCAAATAATATATTGTCTCCAATGTTTATTACAGTTCGGCAACCTGGTGCAAAATTAGATATTTTTGTCCAAGTAAGTCCAGAATCCAAAGTACTTTCCAACCATCCAGTTGAAGTACTTGCAAGTACATGACCGTAATCTATTTGGGTTATACTATAAATAACATCTGATGTATTATAAACACTTGTCCAGGTTTTTCCAGAATCATGAGTTCTGTATATGGAGTATGTGCCGTTTTGCATTTTTGCAATGCAGACATGATACTGTCCATAAACATGTGTAATGTCTTCTATAGTTTCGACTTCGCCCGGAAACGGTAATGATTTCCACCATGTTTGAAAGCTAGTTGTGTCAAATGTTCCTAATATGAAGTTTTTGCCTTCTATTATGGATAGTGTAACTGGACGCATTTCAAGCACCTACCAACGTGATTGTCATTGTATGACGTTTCGGATAAGTTCGTTTGTTACAAACATCCATTGAAATAGATTTTGCATAAAGCTGTAATGATAATTCCATGTCATACGTGGTTATATGTTGGTTGGTCAATATAGCTGCTAATCTATATATCCTTCGTAGGGATGCTTTATCTAACATTGTAATGGTATGGGATTTATTTATATTAAATTTTTGAACATATTGTTTCATTATAAATGATTTTGTGATGTTTTTCTTTTTGTTCTGGATGGCCATAATAAGTGGTATATTTTTTGTTCCAAACAATCCTGCACGTGCTGTAAATGATTTTGTTTTGTTTATTTTGAACATTGAACCAATTAAGAACAATTTTTCATAGTAATTCATGATTTGTATATCGACATCATATGGTATGGTTTGTTGTATATTGTTTGCGATGCTCATTACGTAGGGGATATCGGAGTTTTTATGTAAAAGAGCATATCGCATGGTATGAGATAGTGTTAATGGTCCCCTTACATAAGTTTCCATAAAATAGTCAATGAAGGGTAAATACATGCTATAAGAAATGCCAGCTGCAACCATTTGTGGTATAAGATAATTTAAGGTGTCTTGTTTTTCTTTTGCTATTCTCATAGCATCTATAGAAGAAAATGATATTTGAACAGTGGATGGATATCTTGTTGTTACGGTGGTTTCACCAAACATTCCAATTATGCTATCAATAATGGTTTCACAGTTGGATTTGGTGCCAGAAGATGTTAGGATGGTGGTACGAGTTTTTAGACGGTCTCGGTAAGCAGTATCTGTTTCTTGATAGATACGTGGAAGGTCGAAAATTTGGCCCCACGCATCGTCGAGATATGTGTCTGTGGCGTGTTCTAGTTTAAGAGCGTTTGTCATTGTTTCCATTTTTCGCCAAACACTATCAAAAGTTTCTGCCCATGCCCAAACCAGCGCACTCATAACACTGGTTGATGGTATTGTTAGTTCATATGCGGGAACTAACGACACAGACATTAGTATGCCACGAAGTGTATCTTTGAGGCCAGTAGACATAGAATACGTTGCAACGTTAGTTGCGGCAGATGCATAGTCCATGTAAAAATTAATAGAGTCGGACTTTAATAATCCCATGCCATAATTACGATTTAGATAATATCGGATTTCCCCGCCGCTAAGAGGTTCTGACCCAGTGAACACAACCCATTGGTCCATGGTATACGCTTTTGTTCGTACGATGTAAGACTCACCGATACCGGGTCGACTGCCAATTGGATGTTCACCGATTAACATTGTTCACCTCAAAAAAATTTTATAAAGATTCCACGCAAACTTCATGCTGACGTATGATAACCTTAAATCTATTTTCCACGAGAATAACATAGTCAGTATTTTCTATGATATCTTGTATTCGATGTAAGTGTATGGACCGATTTAAACCATACGGTATTTCGCAATACGGACAATTTGTTTCGCCACGATTATTTTTCTTAACGAGCGTATTATTAATGTTTGATGCGCCACATCGCATACAAGACCACGTATCTTTTTCGCCACATCGCGGACATTCAGCCCACTTAGATGCATCCGTGTGTTGCCATGTAAATCCGCAAGTTTCGCATTCAAAGTGATTGGTTATGGTGATTTCATTGTCCCAGTAAGCGGTTACTTTGTCGGATGGTTTCAATAAAAAAGTATATGGAGTTAATGGTACGGAAGCGGCTGGAATCTTTTTCTGTATCATATTTTCCGCGAGTTTTGGACTGATAGGAACTATCAGCAATTTTGTTGGCGTTATGTTTTCACTATCTGTCCAGAATTGTTGTGTACCGTCCTCACGAAATTGTGGAATAAAGTGTTCGACACCACTTTCATCGATGTAAATTTTAACCCACATATATTCAATTATGGCACTCATTATAAAGGACCTCGAGTTATAATGGACGTTGCATAATTAATTCTTTGACTATTTCATCTTTGATTTCTTTTATGACAGTTGTTTGGTTTTTTATGGCCTTACTAACCGCATAATCATAGATGTATTGGTTAGGTGGGCGAAGTGCCTCAATTTTTTCTATTGGAATATTCCAGGGGTCGGAACTATTGGTAAAATAATAGCGGTACGTTATAATTTGTCCGAATTCCGGTATTAATAGTTCGCGTCCATTAATAGAAACATCATTAAAGATTTGAAGGACTTTTGGACTTTCAATATTTTCTTTTGATGAATTTAGTCTAATGTAGATGTCGAAAGTTTTTCCACTGTCGTATAGTTCATTTATAATGTCTCGTTTGATGGCATTGTTGTAGTAAATGGTTTTAAGTTCGAATGCACCGCAAAAATCTTTACCAACGTTGTCTACAAAAAACAGATTTATGGGTACTATGTATCCTTCTGATTTGTCGGGGAGGTATACGGTGTCTTGTAACGATTCATTAGGGTTTTTCGGTACTATTTGTATTACAATGTCCGATGGTTGTAAAGATATTATATTTCTCATATTTGTCTTTATTCTCCTTGTTATTATATAAAATGTTTAAAAAATATTAATAGTAGGGCTTACTACTATTTTTATATTAATTTTTAAATTTATATCTCATCATATCGAAAGGTCAAGCTTTCCGAGGCCTTGTCGCCTTGCGTTGCATCAGTATCAATCACAACTTGCGTGACGACACACTTGCAACTTGCGGCAGTTGTATAAGGTCCGCTATCCACAAGCAAAGTTGACGCCGAAACATAAGTGTCCGCATTAACAGGAACTGCGTGATTAGAAGAACCTGACTTATAGTAGGCGTGACCATTTGTTGCATCGTTTATTGGATAGCCGGAAGTTCCCTGAACGCCAGTAGCCTGAGCATAACTAGCAACCGGGCATCCATTATCTCCTGTTGACTTTACTGCGACAAATAATCCGCCCTTAGTTCCTAAGGCCCAGTTAGTCTTTACATTTCCGGACGTATACCAACGAATATTAGAAATCTGGGTGAAGTCTCCGGAAAATGCGACGTTATGGGTCTTCCAATAACTGTAATTCAGACCTGTGCTCGGTACGACACAAGGATTGCTGAGACCAGGATTATAAGAATCCATTGCGCAATATCTTCCTTGGGTTATTACTGTAGCGACACCAGGTGAGGCGCCGTTATACTCCTGAACGTTCACTGTAGCTACCATTTTTATAAATCTCCTGATATAATTATATTTTTATTGAATTCATTTATATGTTTACCTAAACATATTATATTGTTAATAGAATAATCGTTTGATTGTTCTAATTCTTCTAATTGTTTTTTGTTTTTATTTTCCACTTAATTTTGCCTTGACATTTGTTACAATTTGTTTTTCAATATCAGCTAATACATTTTCGTATTCTTCATCAAATGTAGATCGTATGAAAGATCGTGGTGGTATAAACCATTCTCTCCCCGGTGCGTTTTCTGTTCCTTTTTTCGGTCTATTGTTCCAAGCAACGCCATGTTCGTTTGGGGCAGCATATTCTGCGACTTCGGGATCTAAAATTCCAATTGTAATTTTGATGTCTTCGCCGTCAGTTTCAACAACATGGGTAACGCTAGATAATAATGTACCATCATCGACTAAGGTATGCGAAGATCCTTTACGTTTGATGGTGCTTTCAGCGTTAGGCGGCGGAACATTACTAAGGATCTTTTCGCGAATTTTGTTTTCTAGAAACATTCCAATGCTTTCAGCGATATCTTCATTCATGATTATAAACCTATTATTTGAGGTGTGTTATTATACGATTTTATTT